GTATAATATGCAGATAGTTAATGAGTTTGGATATTATGGAGAAATTACAACCAAATCTGGAAAAATAATTAGAAAGCCAAAATATGAGATTATATTTAAGAAATTTGATGTTGATGAAGAAAGACAAAAGGCTGAATTATACAAAATCCAGACAGAAGTGTTTAGAACTGTTAATGAAGTTAGAGCAGACGAAGGTCTTGATCCAATTGATGGTGGAGATGAAGCACCAAAAAAGAATAATGCACAGAATAATTTTACTTTTGGAAATCAAAATGATTCTTCTCAAAATAGAAATACTGCTACAAACGAAGATGATGACAAAGTTGCTGGTGAAAATGGAAATGTTGATGAAAACCCAGAAAATGATTCTAGGAATACAAAAGAACCAAATTCAAAAGACCTTAGTAATGATGAAATAAAGAAGATTGACGAAGTAATAGATTATATGGAATCCAGATTTAATGTTGATAAGAAAGATTATCCATTAGGGAATCCATTATTATTGGGTGAGAATGAAAGACCAACATCTCCTAAAGTTCTTGAAGATGCAATCAAATTTGTTCTAAGTAATAATGAAAAAGATTTAAATAAACTTGTAGCAGAAGCAACCAAACCAGATATAATTGGAGATATTAAAGATTTCAGTGGTATAATTGGAAAAATGAAAGTTTTATTCAGTCTTGCTTCTTTGAAAGCAATTACCACTGCAATAATTAATAATAATTATATGAAAGGTTTTGAAGAAGCAGAAGTTGAGATTCAAATGAATATGGTTCCAGATCGTGCTGCAATGGATTTTATTGCAGATTATACTTTTGATAATATAAAAGACATGAATGAGCAAAACATTAAAAGTCTAAGACAAGTCTTGCAACGTGGATTTATGGATGGTAAGGGTGCAAAGGAGATTCAAAAGGATATTTCAAAAGTGTTTGATATTAGTGAGAATAGAGCTTTAGCAATTGCTAGAACTGAAACACAAAGAGCATTGGGAACTGGAAAGCTTCATGGCTATATGAAAAGTGGTTTAAAGGTAAAGAAATATATTTCAGTGCATATTGATGACAGGACTTCTGGTTTATGTAGAGATTTAAATAAGAAGTATGGAAATGAAGATCAGGCTATTCCAATTGAAGATCGGTTTAATTTTGATGGTGATGAGTGGATGACTAACCCTTTCCATGTGAATTGTCGTAGTTCTGTATTGTATGAATTTGATGAATAAGTACATACTGTTACATTAAAAACGCCCTCTTAGTCCCATTTGAGGGCAATTATTCTTTCTTTTTCTAAAAGTGTTACATGACGGAACATATTTTGCTACTAATTTGGTAGACATTAGTAGTTTTTACTAGAGTCTCAAAAACCTTAAATAGATTCCAGTATATATTATATTATATGGCTAATGACAAAGCAATTAAACCGTTTGTTTTTTACAGTGATAAATTAGAATATAAGAGTTTTGTTAATGAGAAAGGAGATAAAGAATATCATGTTGGTGGTCATTCTTCAACTGATGATCTTGATCTAGTGAATGATATAATGACTCAAGACTGTCAGGAAAGCATGAATAATCAATTTGCTATGCGAAGTATAAAACTAGATTTTGAACATGAAACCCTACGAGGGCGAAGTATTCTTGACACCGAAGCAAATAAAACAAAAATTGTTCTAGGAAAAGCTATAAAAAATAAAAAAGACTCAGTTGGCCTATATGTTGATTGGAAATTAAACCCTACTTGGAAACGATTCGATTCAAAAGGAAATGTTACAATGACCTTTGAAGAGCTTTGGCAAAATGTAGAGGATGAGTTCTATGATGCTTTCAGTGTTGCTTTTGTACCGACAAAAGTTAGATACGTAGAAAAGAATGGAGTCGAGATTCGATTGTTGGATGATGTTAATTTGCTAAATGTGGCTTTGACTGGAAACCCTATCAATCCAAATGCTGGAATTAGATCAGTTATGGCTAAAAGTCTCGAATTTATGAAATCAGAAGAATCCAATGATCCAAATGATATGGAGTTAATTGAGATCAAAAGTAAAGTTGATAAGATAAATATAGACTTATCAGAATTAAAAAGTAAAATGGAGTGTAACTCAATGGTATATAAAAAAGACAACCCAAAACCAGATGAAACTCAACCTGCAGATGTGAAAGCTGATGTAAAAGTTGATGAGAAATCTAATGATACAACTGCAAGTGATCTTTCAGAAATTAAATCAATGCTGAAAGGATTTGGAGATGAGATTAAAAGTTTAAAAGACGAAAATGCAGAATTAAAGGCTATTGTAAATAAACCACTACAAAAGTCAAAAGGTGCTGAAACACAAGAAGCTAAAGGAAATGCAGAACTTGAAGAAAAAAGTTATGTAGGACCATTAGATTCAATTTGAGGATTATAAAATGGAAGTAGGAACAAAATCAATTGCTGGTGGATTTGATGATTCAGGAGCATACCAAGTAGCTTTCGGAAAGATGAATGATAGAACTATGTATGTAAATACATGGCAAAAATCTGATGCTAGAGAGCAATTAAATAAAATAATGAAAAAAGGACTGTTATCTTTACAAAAGAAAGCATTAAGTCCAACTACTGGTGGTGCTGGAACTGCAGGTTATGCTTTAGTACCAATTTATGTTGATCCACGTTTAGTCGATGTTTCAAGAAAATACACTCCTTTAGTAGAATTAATTCCAAGAGTTTCAAATATGGGATTGACTGCTGATTATAGCATTATCACTGCAAAGGGAGATGCTTATACTGCAGGTGCAGATGGAGCTTTACCAGATGTTGATGATAGTTACGAAAGAGGATCAGTTTCAATTAAATTCTTATATGCCGTTGGCCGAGTATTAGGTCCGATGCAAGCTGCGATGCCTTCTTATATGATTGAAGGGTTTAATCCGAATGGTTCTGGAATGGGACAAGGAAACTTTTCACCTGTTGGAGCACCAAATGCAAAACAAACTGATGTTCTATTAAAAGCAAGAGCTTTGAAAGAATTAGAAGAAAACTTAATTTTAAATGGTGATGCTGATACAACTGCAACACAATTTTCAGGAATCGTAAAATTACAAGCAACAACTAACCAAAGAGATTTAGCTAGTGCACCATTAACTTGGTTAGACGTAGAAAAATCTGTTCAGGATGCTTTTGATGATGGTGGACGACCAAAAATCGCTGTTGCATCTTCAAGTGTAGTAGTTGATCTTAGACAGATTATGATTGATATGTTTAGAATTGCACCTTCAACTGATTCATTACCTTTTGGAATCCCTACTGCGATTGGATTACAAACAATGTGTGGAGTAATTCCTTTAATTCCAAGTATGTTTTTAAGCAACGTATCTGGTGCAAAACAGATTTATTTCTTGGACACTGATTTCATTGAAATGAGAGTTTTACAAGATATGACTTATCAAGAATTAGCACAAACTAACGACAGCAAAAAGTATATGCTGAAAATTTACGAAGCCCTTACAATGAGAGCAACTCAATTTAACAGTTTCGTAGATAATATACAATAGAGGTTTAGAAAATGGCAGCGATATTAATCGGAGACTGTACAGTCTCACAACAACCACAAGTTGGTTGGAATGTTTATAAAATTGTAACACCAGCAACTGCTGATGATGCAGATACAATAGATGTAAGTTCAATAATTAGTGCAGATAAAGTTGTTTCTATGACTTGTCAAGGTGCAACTGATGGATGTTTACCAGTGGCTAGTATTACTACTGCAGGTGTTTTAACAATTCCAGGAGGTACAGACAACGAAGCTAGAACAATCCATGTAATGGGGGCCTTGTAATTTTTTTATTTTTTTATAAAAAAATAGGAGACTAAAAATGGGAAAAGGATTTAGAAACCCAAAGGGACCAGCGAGTCCACCATATAAAAATGGACCATACGAGTTTGACCAAGCTTTTGTTTTGAACAAACCAGTAATTGAAGGTTCTAATAGATATATTCTTACAGAAGAATTTCAAAAGTGTCCAGCTTTAAATGCGGTTGTAAATAGTGCTTTTTCAGATGCTGATGCTACTGCTGCAGCAAATGGTGTAATCACCGTTGCAAGTAATGCTGCAAATAAAGATTTTGAAATACTTGGAACTAATGCTGTGACTGCAAATTGTAAGTTTGGAACAACTGTTGGAGCAATTGAGTTATTAACTGCTGGTGCAGATAATGATCAAATGATTGTATGTCCACATCTTGATGTTAAACAATCAGCATGGACTGGTATTCCTTGGGGAACTGAAAATCAAACTCAATGGGAAGCAGTTATAAAAACAGATTCAGCAATATTGACCACTCTTTTATGGAATGGATTGAAACTGACTAATACACCAGTAATTGCAACTGACGATGATCAAGCTTTTTTTAGATTTAGTACAGATGATGCAGATACAAATTGGCGAATAATTAGTTCAATTGGTGGAGTAGATATAAATGCAGATTCAGGCGTTTTAGTAGAAGCAAGTAAGATATATTATTTTAGAATCGAGATTGATGCAGACCGACAGGCTCATTTCTTTATTAATAATAAAGAAGTATATAGAACAGAAGCTTTGACAAATGATGTTGATCTTATACCTTATGTAGGAATCCAAGCTTTGGCTGGTGCTGCAAGAAGTGTATGGTTAGCTAAAGAAAAGATTTCAAGATATATCTATGAATAATTTTTTATTTTTTTTTATTTAATTTTTAATTTAAACCTAACTTCCGACTAAACGGACAAAAGACGAGGGAAAAAATGGCAAGCAAAATAACTATGTATAAAATTCAAAACACAATAGCTGCAGGTGCAACTACTGGTTCAACAATGTCAAGTACTGTGATTAGAGGAAAAGTATTAGCTGTTAAAATGGTTTATAGTAATTCTACTCCTGCTAGTACAAGTGATCGAGATATAAATATTTTCGAGATGAATCCAAATGGTTCTACTGACGTGACAAAGGCAATTCAAGAAGTTATTAATATTGGAACTTTAGGGGCTGCACCCGATGATGATAATGGTATTTATTATCCAAAAACACCTTCTCAAGATAATACTGGAACAGATGTTACTTATGATGGAACTAATGAAATTTATGAACCATTTATTATATTTGGAAAATTAAATTTAGCAATAACTGCTGCGGCTGCAGGTGACATAACTACTGCTTATGTTTTGGTTGAGGAATATTAGAATGATGTATAAAAATGAGACTTCAAAAAACATTAAATATAGATTAGTTGATTCTAAT